CAACAGCTGTATCGGTATTAGAAAATTTAATATTTTCTGGCATAGTTAGTTCCTGTGTTACTGGAGCCTGTGTTACTGGAGCCTGTGTTACTGGAATCTGTGTTACTGGAGTCTGTGTTGCTGGAGCCTCTGTTGCTGGAGTCTGTGTTGCTGGAGTCTGTGTTGCTGGAGCCTGTGTTGCTGGAGCTTGTGTTGATTGTGGTTGTTGAATGGTATTTTGTTTTTCTGTAACTACAGACGATACTTGTTGTTCATTCTTGATAGTTTCATTGCTTTTAACGACAATTTCTTTGTCATTCGATTCTTTATCCTTCGATTTTTTATCATTCGGTTCTTTATCCTTCATTTCATTTTCGTCTTCTTTATCTTCTACGATTACCTCTTGATTTATAATTTTCTCTTCTACAATAACTTCGTCTTCATTTGTTTCCTCTATGTACGCCATTAATATTTTATCAACAGGCATTGTATCTCTAATACTAGTTAATATACATTCTTTTATAATTAACTCTAACTCTCGACCATTTTTCTGTATTTGTAATGGTTCAATATCTTTTTCAAATAAATAAATATTTGTATATATTTTACGTGCTGAATTAATGTATATTTTATGAATAAAAGAATCTTTTGAAGGTATATCAATATCTATTTTCTTTTGTTTTTGACCAACACGGACACACGTCAATGCTTTTAATTGTATTATATGGACACATGTAATTAATTCTTCTAAATATGAACAGTTAGAACTTTTTTCTATTCTTTCGCGTTCAGCCTTTATAATGTTTTCATTCCATTGAGGAATTCTACTAAGAAATGTTTGAAAGGTCATTAAATATTTTTCTTCTTCATCACTTTCGATACACAATTTTAAAGACTCGTTATAAATTGATCGTAAACCTTCTATTATTGCCGGTGTTAAAGTATCTACTAAACGTGAACACCATTCATTTTTAGACTCAGATAAACTGGACAAAGAATAGTCATCCATTTACATAAATGTTATATTTTCTAAATTATAGTCAGAACGTAAAAAAATAAAATTAAGTATAAACATCATTAATATTAGTTCATTGTTTATTTCTAATTTCACTTTATTAAATGCTATTAAATATTGATATTTTTTCACAAAATCACTGCTATTATGTTTATTATCAAAATAATTTATAATATCAATTCCACTATATGCTTTTTGATATAAATGTTCTGCTATTTTGATTATATCACTATAATTATTGATTTTAACATTTTTTAAATATTTGTTTAACCAAACATCACGTGAATTTTCATATTTAATATTATTTTTTTTATTTTTAATATGTAAATTTTCCTTTTTATTATTTATAATAGGTAACGGAACATATATTTCACAAAATCTAGACAATATAGGCTTTAATAATTTATATTTGTCTTCGACTATTATGAAAAATCGCGTTGAACTACTAAACAATTCAATACATCTTCTTAGTGCTGATTGGGCATCCATTGTTAATTTATCTGCATTTATTAAAATGACTGATTTAAAATTTATATTATTTTGAAAATTAACGTGTGTTTTTGCAAATAATTTCAATTCTTCTCTTACAAATTTAATTCCTTTTCCAAGAGCACAATTTACATACATAATATTTTCTTTTATAATTGATTTATCATTATTATAAATATCATTAATGAATTTTTTAACTATTGTTTTTTTTCCTGAACCACTTGGTCCATGAAAGATTAAATTTGGTATTTTTCCATCATTTAAAAAACTGTTTAATCTTTCATCTATATTTTCATGAATTTTATATGTCATACATTTTTTAAAAATTATATATTTAATAAGTAATCAATAAATATATAATTTATGCCCAACTACTTAAACTTTGTGTATACGGATTTTCTTTAAACGCGTTTAATAAGTCAGGTTCGATTCTTTGTTTATCAAACTCAGGATTATTATATGATGTAGCGTTTAATTTACCATAAGTTTCTTTTGATGGTATAGTATTTTTACCTACACCTGGTGCCCACATACGATTATTGTTTCTATCCGAATCTTTTCTTTGAATACTAATGTTATTGTTCTGATTGAATATTTGCGTTCCACCTTGATTAGCTCTATTTTCATATGTTTTATTTACGTTGTTACGTTGTCTATATGCAGCGTCATAACTAGTCTCTCCATTATACGAACTTGGACCTATATTTCCAATATATTCCTTATTAGTTGTATCTCTTTGAACATGAACAGGTTGATGTTCAGATACAGTATATCCATCGGCACCTTGACGACCAATATTCAAATATTTTCCGTCTGCTGCACCTTCGGTCATTTCACGATTTGTTGTTCTAGTGCGGTCTGCTGGATTCCAAATAGGATTTTTAGCAACCGAAGAACCAGCATTACCTGTTTGACGTAAGTTACCGATTACATTTTCTTTACGGGACGGCCTTAATACATCCAATAAAGGAGCTACTACAGCACCCATTATTCCATGAACACCACCAACATTTTCTTCGTGTGTTGTTGTAGAGCGATTATTAGGTAACGGTTTATATCCCTTAACACCGAAGTCATTTTCAGCTCCATTATTTTGTCCGGCAGCAGATATATTTGTAACATCATTCGGTTTTAGAACAACACGATTTGGGGTTTTATATTCGCCTTTCATATAACTTCCACCAGCACCAGCATGCGAACCTTGGGTGCCGTAATATTCTGTTGATGTATTCAAACGATTTGTATCAGGAACTATTTCATTGCTGCGTGCCGATGGGGCTTTTTGAATACCGGTTGTGGTAAACCATCTATCTTTACCAAGAGTATAATATGTATCAGGATTGTACTGCTCAAATTTACCTTGTGTAGTAATATTACCTGACTCTTTGATTATTGAATTGGCTGGACCTTGATGACCATTTAAATCGAATGTCACCTTTGGATTATTTCCTACACGTAATTCGTCTACATTCTTTGGTAACCATTTATCGCGTGCTTCCATACCTGAGTTAAACCCTACACCCCCTACACCATTAAACCCTTTGTCTAAACCTGGAGCAACAAGCTGTGATTCATATGGTTTTACATTTGCTTGGCGTAAACTAGGATTCATACGAGATTGCACAAAATCACTGGTATTAGGAGTTCCATTTGCAAATTGCATCGATGACGTAGGTTTAAATAAAGGTGCTTGTTCGACTTTTCTATTGTGTTGTGACCCCCCACCTTGCATATTATCTAATGTGCTTTCAGCTTGATCTCCACTAATAGTAGCACCTTTTATTTTGGCACCAAAAAAAGGTTTCATATTATTGTGTTTGAAATCACTTGTATTAATAGGTTCTCCAGTTAGTGACATTTGTTGTTGTGTTCCACTGCCTACACTTCCAGGAGGATTTGTATGTCTAACATTTTCGTAAACAGAATCGTTATTTTGTTTAAAATATTTATCTGTTACTTGATTTGGATTTGAATATTTATTTACATTATTACTTTCAAGTGAATCTGATGCAATTGGAAAACTGCTTACACTTAGATTTGTTGAACTACTTGCTTTGTCAAAATATTTATCTGTATTATTATTTGGAAAAATATTGTTTTCATTTTCATTTTCCTCATTTGTAAAACCTTCTTTTTCTTCATTTTTATTATAATTAGATATGACATATAAAGTTCCTAATGCTATAATTGGTATTGCTACTGCCATTTATATATATACAATATGATATAATATTTATATAAATTCATATTTACTACTCTAATTTACTAAATTTAAATTTTTCCTTGTTGAACATACTGTATTAGAGGATTTCCACCTACACATATTCCTTCTTTGACAACAGATTTATCTTTTAAATCAGGATATTTTGCCATATAATTATTTTTCTCTAATATTCGTGTATTTAAGTTATTTTGAAAAGGAATACATGTATTTTCTTGTGGATCGTGAGGTAAAATATACCAATTTACTTGTTCTAAATCTCTTGCTGTCCAAGCCGGATGAGTTGCACGGGGTTGTTCAGTAATTGGGTCACATACAGGATAAATTATATTTGAACTCTTAACAGCTTTTGTTTTATAATTATTTGCCTTGAGACAATCCTTGTTTGCTGAACGTGTTAAGCCACGTAAATCACTTTCTAAATTAATCGAATTCGTTTTCAAATTAGCACCCCAGTATTGTAATCTTAAATATGGATCCTCCATAAAACAAGGGTTTTTACCTGGTCCTGGTGTGTTTAACATATAACGTCCTGTTCCTGTCAATTCTTGTAATTGTTTTTCAATTCTACAATTATCATCGTGGAATCGTGTAAAAGACATATATATATTTATAATAATATTAATTAAAACTATGAAATCAAATATAATACAGAATGCCTTCTATATGTCTTAATATGATAGTTAAAAACGAATCTCATATAATTAAAAAAACATTGATTAACATAATAAAATATGTTAAACTAGATTATTGGGTAATTTGTGATACCGGTTCTAGTGATAATACTATTAATATTATTCAAAATTTTTTTGATGAATTAAATATACCTGGTGAATTACATAAACATACTTGGAGAGATTTTTCATATAATCGAAACTTAGCATTATTTAATGCTTTTAATAAGACAGATTATATTTTTATTTTTGATGCAGACGATGAAATACACGGTGATTTTAAGATTCCTTATTTAAAAAATGACAGTTACTCAGTTAAATTTGGTGGAGGATTTTCGTATAATCGTATTTGTATTGTAAATAATCGTAAAAAATGGAAATATTTTGGTGTCCTTCATGAAATAATTATTTGTCAAGAAAATGCTTCTATATGTGAAAATATCAAAGGTGATTATCATTTTATATCAGGACGAAAAGGAAGTAGAAATAAAAATCCAAATAAATATTTAAATGATGCTATGATATTAGAAGAAGCATACGAAAATGAAACAGAACAGTGGTTAAAAAATCGTTATGCTTTTTACTGTGCACAAAGTTATAAAGATTCTAAAATATATGAGAAGGCTTTATATTGGTACAAAAAAACAATAGAAGTTGATTCTTGGAATCAAGAAAAATTTTATGCATGTCTTATGATTTCACGTATTGAAGAACTTAGAAATAATATTTCTGAAAGTATTAATTATAGTTTGAAAACATTAATATATGACCAATCAAGATGGGAAGGAATATATTGGTTAATAAATTACTACTATGAAAATGGTGAACACAACATTGCTAATTTTTTAGTAAATGGAATTAATTTATCTACTCTTCCACAATCACAAGATGGATATTTATTTATGGATGAATCTGTTCATACATATAAATTATACATACTAATACTTATTATTAGTTACAAATATAAAGAATATGAAAAAGGAAGAGATGCTTTGTTCTTA